TTTTAATCTGCCAAGTCTAAAATCTGCCATTTTGGTTACTTAGGTCCGTTTGTGTTATAATCGTAAGCTGATCCCATACGAGCTACGAGATATCCTTCATCATCGATGAAGTATGATAAACTTCTTGAATCCCATCTATGCTGATAGTAAACATCATTTTCATGTTTAGTTATAGGAGTTCCAGCATTAGTTCCGTATTCTTCAACTGTATAATCATCTAAAGTGCGGAAAATCATATCACCGTTAGCATCGAGAGTTGGTTCAGTCATAAGATCTACGACATCGTTATCAGAACTAGTAGTCTTAGTATAAGTAAGCATACCATCCGCATCACGATTCATAGCATGAAAGTCCCACGATACGGAACCACCGCCACCACCGCCTCTTGCAGCTATATCTGATAATTTTATTGCCATATTCCTATGTAACTATTTTCCAATTAACGCCATTATATACAAGAAGAACTTCCCAACCATTAGTGTCAAGAAGGAGTTCTGAGTCTACTGAATCCAAATAATCTTTGAATTCTTTGCTTGACGCACTAGCATCCACAGTAATATTATTTATACTCCATTTATTTGTAACATCAACTAATCTGATGAAATTTCCAATAGAAGGAGCAGCAGAAATACTAATGGTATATGGAGCACTAGTGCTGTCAAGCATATAATTTGTATTTAGTTTATTAGTACTTCCGTCAATAGTAAATCCAGTAGTATTTACTGCGGAGCCATAACCAACATAAGATAAAATAGTCTGTTGATTTACTAATGGTGTCCAAGTAACTGTACCACTGACATCTTTTGTAAGCCAATAATCACCATTTGTATCCGCAGCAAATTGACCAACCCTTTGTGCATTAGGTAATGACCCAGGAGCATACCCTCCAAGATTCAATGTGGGAGGAGTAACAGCACCAGTAGTCTGATCTAATTTGGATGAAGTTACATTATTGTCTTTAATTTTTATAGTTTGGACGGAATCATCAGCTAATTTATTAGAATCAATTTGTAGATTACCAATTTTATTACCTGTGATTGCTCCGTCTACAATCTTAGTTCCGATTATACTTGCGTCAGAAACGGTTCCAACATCAAGACGATCTCCAAGAATTACTGCAAAGAAAGTAGATTCATCAGCTTGTGATGGTGCATTACCAGAAGTAAAAACTATAGTATCATTATTGATATTATAATGTTTTGCTGGTTCCTTTATTTCACCACCAATTACAACAAGAACTTGATAAGCACCTGGATATACTGGATCACCACCGACTCTTAAAAGAAAATCTGTAGAAACACCATTAAATCCAGCACCTCCACCTACTCTATCTAAGGGAGAATCAATTTTTCTTTGATTACCTGTCTTTGGTATATTACCAATATAAGCCATAGCTTTTTCCTTTTATTTAGTTAACTGAATGGATTATCACTCTTCACTTCACAACCTCCACTGAAAGAAGGATAATTTGTAATCTTTCCAAAAATATTTTTAGTTGCTTTCCAAGCAAAACTTCCCTGACAACATAAAAGTTTTACATTACTTGCTGTTGCACCTTGAGAAGTAGTTGTTAGTGGTTCGGTTGGAGGTGTGAAATTAGATGTATAAAGTGCTTGACCAACAGTAAACCTCATATTAGATATATGTCCATTGAAGAAAGAATCTACATCTGGACTATTTCCTATAGTCATCTCTTGACTATTATTGGACATTGCAAGATTATAAGTCCAAGATTTTTCAGAAGTACCATTAACATACATATTTGCCGTGGTTCCATTTTTAACAACAGCTAAATGATACCAAGTATCTGTGGAAATAACTCCTGCTGACGTTGCTGCCATTGGCTGCATTGTGCTCCCACCTGCTCCATAGTACCACTGCCAACTTCCATCAGGCTCTATATCTGTTAACCAACAATAATTACCAGTTGCCCATCTACCTGCTACGGTTTGATAACTTGGGTTAGTACCATTCATTGTATCTAAGTAAACCCAACATTCCCATGTAAAGGATTCAGTTGCACCCCAGTCCATTCCAGAACCAGTAACATCTATTTCCAATTCATCAGCAGTTCCATTGAAATCTACAGAATAATTTGGTTCTGTATATGTTCCAGTATGTCCATCAACCATCCACTGACCATCAATTTTTATTCCCTCTAAGTATGTTCTACCACCAGAATTGGGATTCTGTAATCTAATCTTTGTAAGTTCACCAGAAATATTGAAAGTATGAGTTCCGACATCTGGATGAACTTCCTCTGTTCCAGTACTTGAATCGGTATAAACAACTCCATCTACAGTAATTTCTGCCCAAGAGTGGTACATACTACAACATTGAATGTATATACTTTCAGTTATAGTCTGTGGATTAGATGAGAAATCAATTGTAACCATAGGTGCATTATCTGATGTTCTCGCACACTCTCCTTCTTGTGCAGTTTCCCAAGGAGGACTGAATCCTTTTGTCTTTGCAATATCAAATGATCCAGTAGCCACGGTCATTAAATTGCTCCAAGTTGTTCCATCATTTTCCCAAGATCCACCACCTGCTGCCCTACCAATAGGCAACATACTTCCATATACTGATCCTGTTCTACTAAGTAATGCCATGATCTAATTCCTTAAGCAAAGTTTACTGCATTTCCTGCAAGTACTGTCCATGCATCACCTCTTCTCAATAAACTATATGAGAAAACATCTATAGCACTATTTGTTGGAGTAGGTGCTGTAGCTGATATATTCTTTACTGTTATTGTAGTTCCGTCAATCTTGAATGTTCCAATCTTTCTTCCAGTACCGCCTTGGGAAACAATGAATGTAAGGTTCAATATCTTACCATTGTCAGTAGGAATATTAGTTGCATCTATAGTTAGATCTCCACTTGCTCCAGACGCATCAATATAAAATACTTCTCCAGTTGTGTAATCAGCAGTTCCAGCCTCTGAACTTAGAGTTATGTCTGTAACTGTTTCTCTTATATCCTGAAAATCTACACGACCTGTAAATGTGTTATTACCAGCAAAGGTATTGGATGTTGCAAGATCTGCTTTACCAGAAAGTGAAGTAGTAAGATTACCAGTAGCAACCTCTAAGAAATTAGTTCCATCATTAGTTATTTCCCACTTAGAATTAGTGTTATTATAACGTATTGTTCTTTCTGAAGTAACTGCACTTGAAGCATCAGTAGTCAGAACAACAGATACACCACCTGTTCCAGCAGAGACACTTTGACCAGTTCTTAGTCTTATAATAGAATCAGAGATATCTAAATCAGTTGTATTGATCCTAGTTGTAGTGCCTTGTACTGTAAGATTACCTGTTACAGTGAGAGCACCTTGAATAGTCTGACCACCTACTTCAGTAATCAGTTGTTTCCAATTAGTTCCGTTTGAATAATAAGGTATACCAGTATCATCTGCCATAGCAAACATACCACCATGCGTTCCCGCACTTGGTAGTCCTGCTAGATTTGCAAAATTGAATCGTACTTTATTTCCTTGACTAGTTAATGCCAACTCTGTAGTAGCACTAATAGCTCCTTGTATACCATAAGTTGCTGTTGGAGCACCTGTGCCAGCAAGGTCAGTAATGGTGTTTACTCTAAGTGATGACATTGACTATAATACCTGTTATAAATTTATTTAGTTACCGTAAACGGTTCGTGGGAATATTTGACCATAACGAATTCCACTACTATAACCTCTAGCAAATGATGAATCTGCTTCAGTAGGAGTACCTGCTGCTAAATCAGAAGATGTAAGATCATGCTGAGTATATGATCCATCATTCATACCCAAAGCAGAACTAATATTCGAATCATCATGCACAAGTGTTAGTAATGGATTTGCACCAGTTTGGTTAGTAGATGCACCACCAACTGTTGTCAATACCATATCTGTTGCAATAGTAAGAGCAGCCATTATCTTAACCTTCTTCTATAAGGAATATAAGATCCACGTGGATAAAGAATTCCTCGTGGTCTTCTTCTTCCTCTTCTCGTCACCTTCGAGGCTAAAGTCTTTTTATCCTCATATGAAATTTCTTCTTCTGATTTAGTAAGAAGACTTTGAATATCAGACCAAGTAAAATGATTATAAACTGGAGGAACATACATTCTTGCAGCAGAACTCATATTATACCTATTGAAAGGTGTAAGTAATTCACTTCCACCAGCACCAGTAATTCCTGGATTTGATGGAGTACCATCACCAGCCTCAGATAATACTAAACCTGTTGCAATTGTAAGATTTGCCATTAGGTTGTCCTAGCACAGAAACATATCCATCTACTAACAACCTCATCCTCATTGTCATATAGTTCGTCATTTGTCTCACCAGAAGCTTCAATAACAGTATAAACTTCACTACCACTAACAGTAATAGTATCTCCAGATTTAACCACAGTTGCTCCAGGAGTAACTGCTAATTGAATCATTACAAAATCATCTGGAAGATAATATGGACATGGGAAGAATCCAGAGTTTACAGGTAAACCTTTTATTGGTTTATGAAAATTAGCAGCAACATCTACTTTATGAGTTACACCATTAAGAATGATTTTATCAAAACTATCATTTCTATGGTACATATTTATCTGATTAGTATCATAACCATCTCCTGTTCCTTCATAATCCCATCCTTGAAAGTTAGTTGCATAACGATCTTCCCTGAAATTATATCTATTACTGTGACTGCTTGGATTTATCTTATCATATCCATACAAAGATTCTCGCATTCTTGTACCAACGTTTATATGGCTTGAAGAAGCGTGATTAGGTAATATACCTGTATAGCTATACTGATTATCGTCTATACAATCTTGAGTAGCTATTGCAATAGCCGTATCAGTACCTTCTCCACCTTCCATTTGTATGATACCTCCTTTAGCTCTATTGGTATCCCTATAGATTGTTACTCCACCTTGGAATACGTTATCTAAATCCCAAATATTTTGACCCCATTGAGTTCCTGCATTAAATGACCATGACCATAAAGTTTCAACATCCCCAGCTACTACTTGTTGGAATTGAATAATACAATAACTATTATCTTGAGAAGCATCTGCTTTATAGGTTACAATTTTTAATGGGTAATCTGTTGGAGTTGAAGATCTAGAAATTCTAAAAGGAAGTGAATATCCATATGTTCTAGCATCACTACTACTTCTACCATTACCATTAAGATCTCTATAACATACGTGTGGAAATCTACACATTGCTATCTCGTCACTACCACTAATTTCAGCAATAGTATTACCAGTTGCAGGAACAGATCCACCTCCTGAAGTTTGTACAGGATCTACTCCATAACCATCCATACCAGGTGTACCTGTAAACCCTCCTTGATAATCATTCAAAGGATACCAAGTATGACACTGAACAAATGGATCAAATCCTACTGCTGATTTCAAATTTAGTGTTGCTGGCATTGAACTACTGCCATATATGAATGGATCCCATACGGTAAGACCATAATATGTTGTTCCATAAGTTTTAGAGGCATCATTTGTAACTTTTAGGACAGCAGTTTTACATCCTGCACCATAAGTACCATGATTTATATGAGGGTCAGTATCTTTCCACCACCAATTAGAAGTTCCACCTTGAGTAGCTAGTGTTCTCATTTCTGCTTGAGTTGCACTATGTGTACCAAGTACAATATCTACTCCACCTAATGCTCCTCCACCACCAATCGCAGAGTCTGGAATTGTAAGAGCATCACCATCTTGATAACCAGAACCACCATTTCTTACTAAGACACAAGCAACTTTACCATGAATGGAGGAGGTCATTGAAGATCCATACCTTCTTACAGTAATTACACATGCAGTACCGCCACTTGGAGGTGTAGGATCTGTATAATCCCATTCATCATAATGTGTCCCAGTATCACTAAAATCTGAGTTCCATGTTCTATCTGGAGTATTTTGGGTTGCTATAGCAACTTGACCACCAATCTGATCCCATCCGTCAGTTGGTTTTAGAATTTTTCTTATAACTCCAGTAGTAGCAGTGCCACTATGAAGTCCAGCACCAGTAGGACCCAACGCTGTTTCTAACGCATCTAAAATGTGTTGAGCTGTCCATCCAGTGTTTCCACTGTTCACCTGAAATTCTGTCTTAGTGACTGCCATCCTTATGCCTCTAGTTGTATAACCTTAAGTGTTGTTGTTATTTGTTGGGTTGAACCACTTCTGTTAGTAACAGAAAGATATATTGTATTCACTGGTGCAGTTTCAAAGTTGAAACCAATAGTTCCTGGGGAAATCATCTGAGTTCCATTTACTCTGACTTCAGCAATTACACCTGATCCTGGTGATGGATCAGTACCCTCAGATCTATTTAGATCTGCAAGTCTAGCAGCAGCAGTTGCATATACTCTTACCCAAGCATCAGCATCAGTTGTTATTCCTAACAACACATAGGATTTATAACCCTCTGCATTGACATTTGAATCTGTTACATCATTATCTAACGAAGCAGATACTTTTGAAATATCTGTCCTAGATTGAAGACCTGTAGTACCACTACCAGATGCACCAGCTTCAGCAGCAGGAGCCCAAGAAGTACCATTCCACTTCAATACATATCCAGTAGTAATACTTGGACTATTATCAATACCAGCAGCAGTTGATACATTTGATAACTCACCAAGATAATCTGGAATATTTGGTTTGTTAGCAATTGAAGTAACACCACTAGTAGAATCCCAATCTACTTGTTGCTGTTGTGCTGCAAGGTTTGGAAGATTTTGAAGGTTATTGTAATCACCATATTCTGAAGGAACAGGAATCTTATTATAGGTAGTACCATCATTGGTAAATTCCCATCTATCATCAGTCTCATTCCATCTAACCCTTACATCATTAGATGCAGAACGTTCTACCACAACTGATGCATTAGCATTTGGTGCTGTAGGTATTGCTAATTTAATTCCTGTAGCACTACCACTACCACCGAAGTTTACATTCAGAGTTATCTGTGTTGGACTATCAACAGATTGAACAGTTGCAGCTCCAGATAGTGTTAGAGATCCTCCATCACTATCGATAGTAACTGCTGCTCCTACAGTAATAGAAGCAGTAGATCCTATATTAGTAACAACTGCAGATCCATTAGTAGCATTACCTTCATAGATTCCAACATTATCATTCAATACTAATTCGTTATTACTAACATTTAGAGTAGTAACATTATTCTGAGTAGTTGTACCAACAACAGTTAGATCTCCACTGACAGTTACATTATTAAAAGTTGGATCAGAGTTTGCTAATATTATATCAGGTTTATTCTTGATATAAGACAAATGTGCAGTATTTGCCTGATCCCAATCTGCTTGTATTTGAGTGAATGCCTGACCACTAATATCATTATATGTTAGTTGTGTATTTACCCAAGCACTTCCATTATAACGTAGAACCTGTTTGACTGCTGGTCCAGAGACATTAACATCAGTAAGTTCTGGTAAAGATGTACTACTACCTCCACCACCAATTGTTCCTCCAGTGAATCCACCTAAGTTTGAAAATACACCAACCTTTAAATTCTTTCCATTTGCAATATCTAAAACATGACCATTATCAACTGTGAGATTTTCACAGAAAGTATAAGCATAGTCTGTTGAAGGATTTACAGTTAGATTCTCTGTTGTTGTAATATCAGGAGCATATCTAATTCCTGTATATGTTGTATTCAGTGGTAAGTCACCAACGTCTGTTGTGGTTCCACCAATCTGTACATCTTGCCATCCACTACCATTATTATATCTTAGTTCATCTAATGCTTCATCATAATAAATATCTCCTTCTTGAAGACCAGCAGCATTTGCAGCAGTCTCATCAGCAAATTTTAGGGCTAATTTTTTAGGACCAATTGCATCATCAGGAATTTTATCGCTAGTTACTGCATTACTTTTAATGTGATCAGTACCAACTGCTCTGTTAGTATCCGAAGTAGAAGAACTTTGAAGTTTATCTTCAGTTATTGCACTATCTTTTATATGATTATTTGTTACTGCTCTTAGAGAATTATTCGTTGCACTAGAACTTAATTCATCAAGACCAACAGCATTGGATTTTATAGCTGCAGCATCTACCAAATCATTCAGGTCATTAGTTGTTAGATTAACTGCACCAGTTCTACCCTGCCATGTATTTACTCCAGCAGGAGCAACTGCTACAACATCAACACTCTTCTGAAGATATCTAACAAGAATTGTTTCTCCTGCTTGTGGAGAACTACTAAAAGTCAACTCATTTCTAAGAGATCCACCAATCTCATAAGTGGTGGTATCCTTTAGGACATTGTTGACAAATACTAATAATTCTGTATCTTCGTTTACAGATCTTGATAAAGTTTCTGTTAAACCTCCAGAAGCAGTTATTACCTGTTCTGCTAAATCAACGGTGCTATTTTCAACACCATAACCTACATATGGCATTAGCTAATCTCCATGTAACTTAGAATGACATCCAATGACGAAGCAGTCGAAGATTGTGCCTGTACTGTATCTCCAGCACCTGACGCTACATTATATGCTAACACAACTTTGTTTCCTGACATAATTTCTAACGATGACCCTGCAGGAATAGGGATATTTTTACATAACCAAACATCTTCAGTTGCAACAGGATTCTGACCTGCAACTGTCATACTAACAGCAGGTCTATCAATCTTTACTGAAGCATTGATAGCAGCAGAAGTGATATTACACAAAGTAACACCAACAAGAACAGTCTGTTTATCAGATTGTCCTGTTCCCAATTCAAGAGTATAAATTGGTGTTAATCCTACACCTACTGCTGTCTTCGATGCTGATCTAAATTTACTTGCCATTTTTTATTATCCTAGTGCGATTGTAAGTGCAATGACATCATCTTCTGAAACACCAGCCTGGAAGGCATTAACGGCAGCAACAACATTTGAGAAGTTACCAGAAAGTTGTCCAACATCACCCAAGTTAGTTGAGATCTGATTGATCTTTCTTCTTTGAGCTTCGAAGGTGTCAGTAGTAAGAACTACTGGCTTAGTAGATAAGTGTGGTGATGTGGGGGTCGAAAATATCGCTGTTCCCCAAGACGATTGTGCCATGTTAGGTTACATTAAGTCGAGTTCTTACATAATAATTAGTCGATGATTGTAATACGACATTAGATGGAACTTCAAGTTCCGTCTTATTATTTACATCACCAATTGATTCATAAATCACATTACTAAATTGTGCATCATCAGATATCTGCCAGTCAGTCGATGTATGGTTATAATTTACAGTATCATAACTAGGAGTATTTAGTGTAATAGTAGGTCGTAGACTAGTTGGAATTGGTAGATTGAAAGTTGGTTGATCAGCTACTGGAGTTGTAAATGAAGTTGCTGCACTTTCAGCACTTATATATCCTGCTGCATCTTTATACTTGACTGTAATTGTATATGATGTATTCCAATCTAATACAGGAGTTGTCAATTCAACCTTATTAGTTTGATCCCCATCAGCAGATAAATCAGTACTTGTATCATAAACAACTACATTATCAGTATTCCTAGTTATCTTCCAGAAGGATGCATAATGTCCATTTCCAAGATAACTTATAAACAGACTACCCTGTATCTTAGGTTGTCTTACAAATGTCTTATTAGTTGAACTATCAATATGGGATGTTTGTAATGTTGGTTGCTGAATAAATGTGAGTGTTAGAGTAGCAGATTGAGATGTAACTTGAGCAGCACCTAGAGAGTCAAATAAACATCTATACCTATAATTATTATTAGTTGCATTACCAGTAATAGAAATATTATCTGCAATAGCACCAGTAATATCAGTCCAAGTTGTTCCATTATCACCAGACTCTTGCCACTGATAATCTATTTGTTTACCACTGGTAACACTGGCAGCAACTGTAAAGTTTGTAGGTACACCAGCAGTTGTCGAAACACTAACTGGTTGAGTAGAAACTTGAATAACTGGAGTTACTACTGTTAGAACCGCAGCATTAGAAGTCAGAGGACTATTTGTTGCAGCAGGATGACTAACTACTACCCTATACTGATCTCCATTATCAGTTGCAGTAGAAGTTGCTGGAGTTGTATATCCATTAGTAGTAGCACCTGCTACATCTTGCCAACTCGTTCCATTATCATCAGATTTCTGCCATTGCCAAGTTAGACTTGAACCATCAGAAGCAGAAGCAGTTACATTGAATGAATGAGTATCTGGTTGATATACAGAAGCATCTGATGGTTGACCTGTAATTATGAGTGTTGGTTGAACAGCAACAGTTAAAGTTGCAGAATTAGATGTAATAGAACCACCTGATCCAGCTACATCAACCTTTACTCTATATTTGTACCCATCTTGAGATGTTGCTGCAGAAGTAATTGTATAACTAGCAGTTGTTGCTCCAGCAAGATCAGACCAAGTAGTACCACCATCTTGAGATTCTTCCCATTGATAAGTTGCTGTTCCACTAGAAACAGATGCAACTACAGAGAATGTAGCATTTTGAGTAGCATAGACTGTAACATCTACAGGATCAGTATCAATACTAATCGTTCTTTCAATAGTTAGAGTAGCAGTATTACTGGTTAATGATCCTAATCCAGGAATAGTACAAACAACTTGATACTGTGCTCCATTATAAGTTGCATAATCAAGAGCAGTAAGGTCTAAAGTATTTTGATCACTACCAACATTTTGCCAAGCACTTCCATCCCATTGCTGCCACTGGTATACTACTGCTAATCCACTATTAGTAGTAACACTAACATCGAATGAATGAGAAGTACCTTCGTCTTTAGTTATAGATGCTGGATGACTATCAATATTGATAGAACCTTGTGTTACTGTTAGAAGAGCAGAACTACTATAAAGAGGAGAATTGGTTGCAGATGTTGAAGTTATTTTTACTCTATACTCATATCCATTTGCACCTACTGCGGTCTGGATACCAGATCTAGTCATAGATGCTGCTGTTTCTCCAGGAAGATCAGTCCAACTAGTACCACTATCCTGAGATTCTTGCCACTGATATTCAAGAGTTACATCATCTGTAGATGCAGCAGTGACAGTAAAGGTATTAGATTGACCAGATATAATACTTGCAGACTGTGGTTGAGCAGATATAGAAAGTGTAGATCCAATATATTGAATTGGAACAGCATCAGAAACCTTATATACACTTAAACTATTTGTTACCTTGATCCTAACAAGTAAATCATCAATACCTGCATTTTTATCATATACTGTTAGTGTATCACTATTCTCATTGAAGAATCCAGCATCAGCTGCACTTATATCAACCCAAGTTGTTCCATTATCACTACTCTTCTGCCAAATATAAGTATATGGTGCAGAACCAAATTGCATTGACGCAGTATCACCAGTAATCTCACGAGTATTATCGCCACCTGTCTCGGCAACCATTGTCATACCCTTACAGAAGATACTGGTAATATCAAATCCACCAGATCCTGGTCCTTGAGTATTCGTACCACCTGGATCACTAGCATTAGTTCCAGGTAAGTAATATGCCTGTCTTAGTGCTGTACCAACAATGTATGGAAACTGTGGATTATTACCTGCATCTTGGGGCATGAAGTATGCATAAGTTCCATTTGGATAATCTGGAGTTACACAATATCTACCATTAGATTGATCCAAGTCACCAGAACCAGGATTATACTGATAGTCTTCAATGAAACTTCCATTTACCAATGTCGCATTGGGTGTACTGTCAGTAAAAGTAACCTCATCAGTAAACTTCCAGTTTGTAGGTCTATGATTGTCATTTGCCTTTAGAGCAAATGAAGATGTTACTCTCTTTATTGCAGATGTATTATCGTTATATGTTGTATAACCAAAAGGACCATAAATTGGATATCCATCATATGCGATACCTACAATCTTAGAGTGACCATCAGAATGTCTGAAATTATCTCCACTAAAATTACTATTTTTATAATATCCATTTGAACCAGCAACTCCTCTCCAACTATCTCCTGCCCATGCTGATAAGAATGCACTTGTTTGATAATGATATTCACCAGTAGTTTCACAGAAACCACTTGCTGCGTCTGCATTATATAATGATGCGAAATGAACTTCGTTGAACTGTAATGTTGCAGGAGGTGATTCAACACCATTAGGAAGTTTATCAGTTCCTGCAGATGGATACCTTACACTAACACCATTAGCAAATACACCTAATGCATTGTTAGTCCAAGGAGTTAGAGATGGAGTATTAGTACCACCTCTGTAAATAATACTATGAGTTCTCTCTACAACTCGTAGATCATTTGGAGCTACAAAATCTGCCCCATGAATAGCAGGGTCAGGTAAACCATCTGATACAATTGTTAGTAAGTGTTCAGATGCAGAAAGAGTACCTTTGGTAACTGATATACTATTATCAGGAGTAACACCACTAGGTGCTTGAAGATTGATTGTTGGTGCAGCAAGTACTGTCAGAGTTACCTGATTGCTAAAGACAGAACTATACTTAGCAATATCCTTAGTATCTGTAACTCCACTACTTGCTGTATCAACATACGCAGTAGCTTGCCATATAGAATTATCAAAAGTAGTTGTTGGTGCAATTGTAAGAGTTGAACTATTAGTAGTTGAATCATCTCTTGATGAGAACCAAGATTCAGTACCATCAACAGTTACCCAACCAGCTCCTCCATCTAACTTATATCTCCAAATAATTGTTGCAGCAGCACCACCAAAGTTTGCACTACTATGACCATAAGAAACAGTAAATGAATGAGCATTTCCAGATTGTACCGATGCAGTTGTAGGTGAAGGTGGACTCTCATTATAATTTGGATTTATAGTAAATGGACCACCTACACTAGTAGCAGTAGCACTTGTTCCTAATGTTGGGTGTGTAGCAGTAATCTTAATTGTTTGATTATTATCATTGAAGGTAATGCTACCATATCCAAGTTTTACACGATATAATGGATGTCCATTAGTACCATTACCACCTAATGCTTCTAAACAGAAATTATTACCATCAACTATTCTACTAACGATATCAGTTTCATTACCAGTTAGAGTTGAATTATATCCTGGTGCAAGATTTAGAGTTGCTCCATCACTAGAAACTGCTTGTATTTCAACTTCTGCTTGTGTACAAGTACCACTTGTTCCTGCACATTCAGTTGCTGCATAAAGACTTGTTTGACCACTCCACCATGCAGTACATGATACTGTAACTGTTATGCTTAGAGATGCACTTCCAGTTTGTTCTGAAGAAGCAGCAGTACTTGAATTGACTACACAACTAAAGAGATAACCATCCAATAATAGATTATCAGGAATGGTTAAGGTATCTGTATTTACTCCTCCAGCTCCTGCAAACGATCCTGTAGTAGGAACATTAGTCCAATTACCTAAGTTTGCTTGTGTAGAATTTATTGCGTATTTCCATTGATACTCAAGTGTTGTACCTAAACTATCTGTCGCTGAACATGTATAAGTAACGGTTCCACTATCTACAGGATATGAACCATCACCTGTTGCGTTAGAAGGACTTCCAGTAATTGTAACTGTAGAAGATCCAGAAGCAGTTCCTACAAGAGTAAAACTATAATCAATAGCTTGATCAGATACTTTATCTCTTACTTGAAGAGTATAAGTTGTATCATTGTTTGGATTGGTACAAGTTCCTTGTAATGCTCCAGTTGTTTGATCCAACGCCAATCCTGTTCCATCTATAGTATACTTACCAGTACCCGAACTATAAGTGAAAGGAGCTCTTCCTCCACCAGAAACTAATTCATATTCTGGTGTATGTCCACTTCCTATAGTTTCATTAGCAAATGTTGTAATAGCAGAAACTGATAAATCTATATTTACTGAAGTACCATTCGTTAATGTTCCGATTAAACCACTTGGAGTAGTCCAAGAAGCAATCAAATCAATATATGGATGGAATACTGGAATCATATCATAGATATGATCTCTACTAAATTCTTCTGGTACTGGAACGAATTTATGTTGGACGTTATCATACTTACCACGACCCCAACGTGAACCTGCATTATACAAAGTATTATCAGGATAGGCATGTGTATTCTCCCATTCTGATGATATTGATTGATGAGTAAATCTTGATTTTGGAACTGGGAAGTACTGAACTGGCTTACCATCAGATACTCCTTCTTCTACTTCTAATCGAGCCCAATATTCACCAGCAGTAAACGCTCCACCTGCATATGAATTTCCATTAACTACATTACTATGATTATTGATCCAATTCCAGAAAGCATCATTCTCATAGAATGTACCAGTAATCTTAGTGAAACGCATTGGCCAACGTGGCTTATCACCAGTGGCATATTCAGCTCCTGCGAGACAATTATTGAATCCACCTCCACCACCTTCTTCTGTATGAGTTGCAGTGGTATCAGCTTGGAAAGTAATTGTTTTATCAATACTAGATACAGCTGTTACTTTTCTCCACTTACTACAGAACTCTTGAATATCTATTCCACCAATAGTACATTCAGTTGTATTACCAAATCCACTATTAGATGTAGATTGAATTATTCCTGAACCCATACCTGGATGGTTTACACAATAGTAATGCCAATCTGTTGGATATACAGAAGAATCTACATCTGGGTGTGTATTACCCATTGGGTTGATCCATTCAATAAAACACTCAGGACCAGAACCAGCTAAATTATCATATGTTGTCTTATCAACTTGAGTTAGTCCACCTTGATCAACATAATATTTAAGGTTCATCCTATAACCATGAGCACCCTTACCAATAACCTGATCTACATAATCTACAAAAGATTTTCCTCCAGCATGAGTACCATCTGAAGTATCTGATATGTCAATTGGATGAGTTAAGTTACTTGGATCAGTTTGATAAAAACGATAAACAACACCATTATCTAATTCCAATGGTATTCCTGCTTGTGGGTTTCCATTAGGAACACCATTTTGCATTCTATCCCAAGTAAGTTTATTTCCTCCACCTGGATTACTAACTGTAAATTTATAATCTCTTCTTTCTCCAAGGTTAAATGTATCCTTCTTCATCTGTGCTCTCATCAATGAGTTCACATCTGGAGCATTAGGAGAATCTTCTACTCTAGGAAATTCAAATTCAAAAATATCATCAACTGATGGACCTATAATATTATATTCCCCAGTTGTCAACTGCATTACAATATTATTAGTTCCTGCATTAGTCTTGAATCTGTAATGAGTTTCAGTATTATGATCAGTGAAGAAGTTTGTAGTAGCAGCACCATCACTAACAACTGTATTATTCAACCAACCCCCTACTGGAGTTGATGCTATATCAGTACTATCATCAAGATCTGCAAATTGATATCTTCTTTCTGCTGCCCATTTAGCACATACTTTACCCTCTGCTGCTCCATCATGAATCTGTCTGAAGATAGCAGACATTCCAGCTACAATTGGAGATGAAAAAGAAGTTCCACTGATGGTTATATGATTACCATTAGAATAATCAACATTGGTTACAGTTCCTGATGACCAATCATAAGATGGAAGATAGATACCTTGTCCTGGTGCATATGCAGTAACTGCTTCACCATAATTGGTAAAGTCTGCGAATTCAAGTTTATTTGATGATCCAATTTTTAGAGCACCTACAGTAATAACATCAGAAGTATCTTCTTCTCCATATCCAACTTGTTCTCCTCTTCTAGAATAATTATCTGTTAAAGTAATTTCTGCATCAAGTTTTGAATCTTGACCAGTAGACCTAGATCCATACACAACCTTAGTATTGACAGGACCATAATCAGTAGGTACATCATTCAACTCAAAATCTAATCCATTACCAGCAGATCTACAAACAGTAACGTTCTTGAGCATTCCCAACATATGTTCACCATCATCTAATAGTTCATTAGTACCATTATTAGTAGTTGGTGATTGCTCTACATAAATGTTTCCAAGCATCGATGCATGATTTTGGCAAACATATATAAATGATCCACTAGCTTTACCTACACATCCATGTGCAGTATCAAATACAACATCTCCACTAGCAGCATTACCAGCACCACTAACACCACCAGCAGCTAAACTATTATTATATGAAGCTCCACCAGTCTGAATATGGAAAGGATGCCCAGAAGCATTCATTGTGAATGTTAGGGTGTCTCCTTTTTTACAGAAGATGTTTGGGTCGTCTCCTGATACTGCTCCATTAGCATCAGTTCCACTAATAGTATAGTTTGAGTTACCTGTTGCAGTAACATTGAAAGTATAGTTTTGTCCGACATATCTCTCATTTCTATCAACCCAAGGACTTAATGGATTAGGAAGTGTGCTACCAAAACTACAGTTAACTATAGAAGGTCTTGGTCTAGTATTACCATCAAGAGTATTTCCTTTGTAATTTGCATGAGTCGGATCGTTATGATTATAGACAGCATCATATGCAGTTCTTATACTACTATAAGACATAACACCAGTATCATCACTGATCCTGACTGAATAAATTCTTGCTTTGTTTGCTACACCAGCACGAACACCAGCAGCACATATAGCAGCATAAGTACCATGACCATCTGATGAATTACTACCTGTACTTTGTGGTTCGTTTGATCCACCAGTAGCAGGTGAAGTATATAAAGCAGATGGAAGTTCGTATACCCTATAATCTGCTTGTTCTGAAGTTCCGTTTAAGTTTGTATTATTATCTGGATTATAAAATTCTGGATGTAATCCAACATCAACTCCTGTTGGTCTACTAGCACCTCTAACACCACTATCTAAAATATAGATATCTACTTCATCACCTTCATTACTTGTAGAATATGTCGTTACATTTCCAGCCGCTTTGGCAGCCTGATAATTAAGTCTAGTAATAGCATCTAAATGCCAATAATGTGAAGAACCTACTCCTGGAACAACAGTAGATCTGGTTCCTAAAAATTTAAAATTTTCATGATCTAGATACGTTTTACCATGATTCAGATCATCAATTCCAGTCTTCAACTGTGCTTGGGTTCTGCTATTATCGGTATCAAATATAATCGTATCTTGACTAACGAGAATTTTTACCAACGAAGAACCAGCTACCTTGGCAACAACGTCATCGGCAATTTGTTGTAAGGTCTTTGAATTAGACGCTGCTTTGGTTAGTAGTACTTTATTAGTTGCCATTCTTCTTAAGGAATTCCGTTAGTAACGTTTTTATTTCAGAGACTTCTGCCTTTAGATTATTTATATCGCTTACCGCATTTTGAAATTTCATATTCTGACTTTTAGACTGCAAGTATCTCTGATATGCAGTCTTGTCTGTATTGATTACAGATCCCTTAGAGGGATCCTTCAAAAGGTCAGATCGACCCTCTATTCTATAATCCATTTTATGCAGTAGCAATACATCTAAAGTCTTCAATCTTAGGAACAAACGCAGGTCCCCTAGAACTATTTTGCTTCATAATAATCTTGATTGCAAATCTATCAAATTCTGGTAGATCTTCAACTGTAAATTTATATTCTTTGTATGAATCTGGATTCTCTGCAAGTGGATCTAAAACAGCAACATCATCAACTTCAATATTTTCATAATCATCAGAAAGACCACTAAGATCTTCATCAAAATCTACAGGGAAAATAGAAGCCTCTGCAACTGCTAGACCACTAGGTGCATTACTAGTACTAATACCAGTAACTTCAAATTTCAATCCACTACCCAATCCATCAGTATCAAAGTTTGGATCAAGTGTAAGAATTTCACCTATACTATAACCTTGTCCAGCTGCATTGATACTAACTGAGGTCACAGTTCCATTTAGAACAGTAACATCTACCGTTCCAGAATTACCTGCATTTGGTAATGTCACTGGAGAATCAGTAGAGTAAATAACTGATTTACCAGTGTATGTAAGAGTTCCACTGTTAGGGTTATATGTATTACCACCAGATATCAAATTAAGTGTTGCCATTCCTGATCCACCACCACCAGTTGAAGCATCAATAGTTATTTTTGGTGGTGCAGTAAATGAAGATCCTCTGTTAGTTATCAAAATACTTTTTACTGAATTTGATGAAGTATCTATAACTGGAGTTGCAGTTGCTCCATTATTAGGAGTAATTGTAAGTGTAGGTGCAGTAGAATATCCTGAACCTCCATCAACAACCACAATGTCTTTCAACGTAGAAGCAGCAGTATACTTAGGATTAAAGTACTGCCAAGATTGAGTACCCATACTCTTATCAGAAGAGACTGGTTTAATCTTGTACATCAACTGAACATCTTTATTATCAAACATGTTAGCAGTTATTCTAACATCAAGATTTTGAGCAGGATTCTCAAGAGTTACAACTTTAGTTTGATACTTAGCACTATGAGCACCCATTGCACTCTCTTCCTCATTGTTGTAGAGATATCCTCCACGATTAATTGGATCTGTATGAATATAGAATACATCAGATCCACCTAAAACAACAAATGCAAATGGAGTCAATGCTGGAGATCCGACAATTTCTGGACCAAATCTCTGACCTTTAGTTAGAACAGTTGCAGTACCATTCTTCAAATCTTCCTCTGGACGTTTTAGATATCTTACATCAATATAATTTTCATCTTGATTGACAGCTACAATTTCTGCTTCTATTGTACCAGTTATATTTGGATCTGAATTTGCAGAAGGACTGTAATCTCTGATACCATTAGCATCAGTCTTATACATATTGATTATTCTTTGACCAACACTCAATACATCACCATTATTAGATATTGGACCTAAACTACTCTCACCACCACCAGAAGGAGTGTTGCTATATGGATATATTCTATAAACTTTATAACCAAACCTATCATCATCTTGAGTAGGTCTATCAATCCTATTTGATGTTGCATAAAGATTGACTCTTTCAAGATCCAATACTGGAGATACTGCATCATTAGAAGTACTCATTGTCACATTATATGTCAATGATTTATTACCTTTATTTTGATAAACTTCATTAATCTCAGAAAGAATCTGATAGTTATCTTGAAGAAATATATTTTCTCCAGGAACAACAGAAAAACTATGTTGTGTCAAATCATTACTATTGACATAATCAACTGCTGAAGATCTTAGTGCAGTAATTGTATGACTTACTGCATTACTTGCAAACTGAAGAATACCTATTTGAGGTTGTAAAAGTTGGAACTGTTTGTTCTTAGTAGCCCAAATAAAATCACTACCACATCTTCCACTTTCTGTTGCTTGATCATATTCACTATTACTATCTTTAGGTATTTCAATACAATAAGTATCTAATCCAACATTACTAATTTTATGTACTGAATTCAATTTAGAAACTGCAATACCATTTGCTAAAGGATCTGTAGATCCAACACCAGTAACACCTCTCAATACAACATAATCGCCATTGGTCATACCATGATCTCTATGATGTACCATAACAATTCTTGGATTAGCACCAAATAGATTGTCTGCATAAGACAATGGTGCAGTTGCACTAGTGAAAATTCCTTCACCAACGTTAGTTTGACCTCTGTAAGAAAGTTTATTGGTATCTAAAGGAGATTTACCTAATAATTCACTCTTAAGTTTATCATTAGTGAATTCTACAGTTGCAGTTGAATTTGTAATAAACTTTGCTCTATTGAGAGTAAATTTAACATCCTCAAACTGATCAGCAGTCCACACTGTAGAGTTCTGTGATTTGAATAAAGATCCTAGATATGGCTGAGTAGAAACTCTTTGAGTAGATCCAATTTCATTCTCACCCAATCGGGAAATAAACATATTATAATCAATAGTATTTGTTATTACAACAAACGCATATTCTCTATTATTTTCAAGATAAACTGGAGCATCAAATTTAAATGTAGTACCAGAACTTGCATCCTCTGATACAGACACACCCATATCAACTGAAGGATACTCGTCTCTTATTTTAGTGAGAGCAAGTGCTCCTGAACCATCACCAGATATAGAAACTGAAGGTTCAGATGTATATCCAGATCCAGCATTAGTTACAACAACATCTATTATTTGTTTAGTTACATCATCAATATGTGCAATAGCAGTTGCTTGAACACCGCCTACCTGCTGAGGAGCACCTATAGTAACACTTGCAGTAGTATAATTACTACCACCATGAGACAATTCAATATTATTGACAGCAAAAGTAGATCTTGCAATCCTAGTTACCGCAGTTGGTTCTGGGAATCTTTGGATAGATAGAATTTCATTCTCTACAAATGTTTTGCCATTATGATCATCTAATACTAAACTATAAACAGTATTTCCAAAGTTAGTTGTAGCAGTTGTTGATTCTATACTTAGATTATCTTTTACTGTACCAGTAGCCCCAGAAGTCATACCAATAATAGTTTCACCAGCAACAAAGTTTACAGGAGCATCACTAACAACTCTTAATGTTGTATCTGGATTGATAGTTTTTGTACTAAATGGAATTGCTTTCTTACCAGGAGTTCCCTGCAAAGTTTCAGTCAAATAACATGTAACTGGTACAGTCTTACTCTTAGTCTTGAAGAAGACTTCCAAACTAGACATGAACAAACCATCTGGGAATCCTTCAATTAAGAAGGTTTGTGCAACAGGGTCAGACCATATCTGTTGAGTATTTACGTTAGTATCTACAGTAGTTCTAATACCATCAATAAATTGTGCTGAATCAGAATCACTAACTGATCTTTGGGCAATAGTAGGAACCCTTGTAGATGTAATAGTTCTTTCAGTAGTCTCAAGAAGACCCATTGCAAAGTATTCCTTTTCTGCAAAAGTATCAACCTGATCTTCAAGTTGACTATTAGTAGAACTAGAAGTTAATCTAAAAGTCCTTTCTCCAACTCTAAACTGTCTTTGTGTGCTGGTAGTATCGTAAATTAGATCTTCAAATACTCCTGTAAAGTTTTGATAGTTATATGCTTCATCAGAAGAACTTTGTGATACTCTTCTTCTATCTAACTCATCACCAGAAATTCCTCTAGTAGCAAGTTCAGATGCAACTCCAGTAGTAAATGTTCCAACTGGAGAATGACCATTAGGAATAATAAGTATACCGCTTACATTACCATTATCATCTGTAACTATTGGTTGTCCAAATCCTTTAGGAGAGTTTAATGCATTACCAGTATATACTGAGTCTGGGCATACCCATGCATTTACATCAATACCTTCAAAGAATGCATAGACTCTTGTATTTGGTTTCAATGATGTTACTGAGAAAGCAACAGGTCTTGATCTCATAAATGGTTGGAAAGCAACACCAATTACACGATTTCCAAAATTTTGACGAACAGTATCGAATCCAGAAAGAGTATTTCTGGTTCCTGTTCTTGTTCTAGTTCTGGTTCTACCTGTAATAGAAGATGTAGCAGTTGTCTCCATACCTGTAACAAATGTATTGTTACCTGTGTTTAGACCATTCAGAGAATTATTACTTGTAGTTGTAGATGATGATGCAAGAGTTTGTGATCCACTCCAAGAAGTTTGCCACTCATTCCAAACAGTACCAAGAACTCCTCTTTCATCTGCCATATTTTCAATGGTATCAAAAAGATTATTATCTCTTACAACAAGATCTGGTCTTGATACGGTATCCTTCCATTCATCAATGTCAGGATTCATACTTAAATTTCCTTTATATTGGAAAACTAAGAATGGATTGAGGTTTATTGTTTCTGTAGCAAATGGGTTATTAATAACTTCTTGTTCAGAATAATCAAGAGTTACAATAGAACCTGACTTTTTATATCCTTTAGAAGCTCTAGAATCATCATCTGATAATTTTTCAGATAAATGAATTTCATCAGTATGATGTTGAGGTCTCAATTGCTGAGACTGCATATCAATAGAACACTTATACTCTGTTGACCATGTATCACCTATATTATGTCCAGCAAAATTGTCAACTATAATACCTGATTTGAAACGATCCAATCCACTAACAGAATCTTTGATATTAACATTCAACGTATCTTGTTCTAGTAAACTAAGAGTAGTATAATACTCCATAGTTTCAATACGTCTATCAAGTTCACGAATATCTTTCATCGTATAACGTCTATGATTATACGATCTAATCTTTACACTCTTAGGGTTGAATGTATAAGCAGGTACATCCAAATCAAATAATCTTATAGAATCCTGAATTGGATTTGGATATTGAGGTATTATAGAAGGAACACCTTGTACAACTTCAAAGGAACCTTTCTTAGTCAAATATATACTATCCTTTCTTGGTAGATAGAAATCATACGTAAACTCAATAGACTCTGATGGAGTCGGCATAAATGTTTCAATATCTGTATATGAAAGAGCACCTGTCTCATTCTGATCCTCTGCACCAGCAATTTGACCTAGAGCTTCATCATTAGGTGATAATCTAAAATCAACACAATCTCTAAGAGACAGTAGACCTTCTCTTTCAGATAAGTATGTTGGAACATCTCCATAATTCAGTGTCAAGTTTGATGCATTGATATACGAATCAACTGAGAAGAAATGTCCATCATTCTGATGATCAAAATAATCAAAATCTACTAGTAATTGACCAGAAGGTTCTTCTGTACCAGCCTTTCTAATAAGTCTCGCTATATCATAGAAATTATCTCTTTGACCATTATCAAATAGGAATCTATCTTGAATATCAATATCATTTACAGAAGCAAGTGCATCTGGATCACCAGACATATAGACTCCATTTATTCTAAATCCATCAGTTTTCTTTAGATTGATTATATCATCAGTTCTAAAAGTTGAAACTGGCAACTGAGCATTCTTTAGAATTTTTGATCTTGGTTGAGCATTTCTAATTATTACAGGAGCCTGAACCTTTATAGTTGCACCTTTCCATTCATCAGGAAGACCTGACCATGTAACTTGAGAGTTTACGGATGGAGTAGCTAAAGTTCTTGAAAATTCATATGAAGATAGATTCAATACGTCACCAACATCTATACCACTAGTACCTTTTTCTTTTACTACGGCAATATAATTCGCAGTAGAGAATCCACCAAAATCCTTATTTTCTCCTTGTAAATTGAATGTTAAAGTATTTCCAGCACTAACTGTACTAGCAAAATTCTTTACACACTTCAGCATAAATCCACTCTTAGTTGGATCTTTAGCAACAGTTTTTACAACTGGATCAGGGCATTTGAATATCAACGAGTTGCGATTTCCATCATTAATTTTTGCCTCAACTTTAACTACTTGAGCATTTGTTGCACCTTCAATTAGAGGACCATGAATATATACTCTTCCAGGTGTGGTGGAAGATGATCTATGAGCATACTTTACAATATATCTAAATTCTTTACCTTTATCAGAAATAATCTTAATTAGATCATCTTCCTTGAGTAATCTTGTTGGATCAACTGTAATACTTGCAAGTTCAAAATAGTCATTTCCAGATACACCAGTAGCTTGACCAACTTCTGTAAAGTTATAAAAACCTGAATTATCTGTAATTACATCTGCTGTAAAATTAAAAGTATTTGCAAAATCAGAAACAGATTTTACATCCTTCATAGTATAAGTATTGATACAATCATTCCACAATTCAACTTTCAATGTAGCCGCAACACCATCACTCAATATCATTGCGGTAGGTACGCTACCAAATGTTTTTGGTTTTGGTGATAAGTAAGACCATTCATTAGGGAATATATCACCTGTGGCTCCTCCATTATCAATTTCTATTGCCTGAAGACCACCATCAGTATTAGGAGTACACTTATATGGATAAATTACACTACCAACATCTCTATTAAATTTTATAGCATGTCCATTATACCAATCACTACCATCCCGATATAATCCAATTCCAACAGCAAGTTCATGAGTTGATGTTGGATTATTACCTACAGTAGAATAACTTGTTCCAGAATCTACAACATGTATTTTTCTGATAGATCCATCTGTTATAATAGTTGCTGTAGATACTCTACCAGCACTACTAACACTATTATCAGGATCAGTTACAATATTTTCACCACTAACAAATTTTCCTTTTACATTTGAAAGAAGAATTTCATCATAACCATCTCCAGAATAAGATCCTTCAACAACACCCTGAGCACCACTACTCATACCAGTAATACGAGCACCTTCAGTCTTTACACCAGAAGTGTACTTACCATGAGTTTTATTACTATGTACTTTTATAGAAACAAATGTTGATGTATCAAATATACCTAACTGGAATATAGAATCTCTATTTGCACCAGAAGCTAACCTTCCAAAAGAATCTGTAACAGAAGAAACATTCTTTATAAACTTTGGAGTAGCAACTCCTACTGGTTTAGTGTTCAATTCATAAACACCTCTAAGAATAGATCTTGCTGTACCACTTGCAACACCACCAGAATTCACGTCTTCAATATTGAGACCTGAATCCATTCTTTCTTGACCACTATCCAGTGATACTACCATCAACCATTCATCACAAATATTACTAGTTGCAGAACCATTTTGTAATGTTCCTACAGGTGCAGTTGCATCTAATTTAACAGCACTTCCAGGAATTATAGTTGCTCTAGAAGGTCCACCATTCTGATTCCTAGTTTCTACCGCAGCAGGAGCACCACTAGTAGGATTCCAATTATATTGATTTTGAGCATCTAAGTTCTCTAAATGAAGTAGATATCTTACAGCAGGAGGTTCACCACGATTTGATTTTGTATTTCCTAAGTAAGAATCGATAAATCTATTATAAAGTTTTACTTGACTATGAGCACTTGTACTATGAGCTTGTAATGAATCAACTTCTGGAGAACCAAGAACATTCTGTATGTTCAAGGAAGAACCTACAGGTATACTAATTGAAGCTCTTTCTCTTGTTAGAGTCTCTCTAGCTCTATCAAATGTCTTATATTTTGTTCCTATGTTTTCAATTTCATAACCACGTACATATGCTTTACCTGGAGATAATGCAGCAACAATTTTATCATCTGATTCTTCAGATGTTAATTTATTATATAAACCATCTGTTCCTAATGGATATACACCATTATTTGTTCTATCATCTTTATGATTTTTTATTTCTAGATTATAATTCTTAACAACATAATCCCCAGACTCATCATAAGTCCTACGAGCAAGAATTTCTTCTATATCTGACCAAGATTGCTTCTCAACCTTTCTTTCAATTTGTCCATCCTTAATACGAAGCAATTCAATAAAATTATTTTCTACTGCTTCACCAATATTTCTTGATGCTAATGTTAGTGTAATTTTTAGTCTATGAGCACCAGGAGCAGCGTAATTACTAAATCCAGATGCATTATCATTTAGAGATTCATCTTCATCAGGAGTTATCAAATCTTCCTGAACAAGAAAACCAACTCTAGCACTTGGGGTAGAGGTATACTTATCAACAACAAGTGTCTGAGCCGAATTTCTTACAAAATGACCATTAATATAATATATACCTTCTTGCACAAATACTGCTGAACCATATCCAGTTGCAGGACTTTGCTCTAAACTAACATCTGCACCAGCACCATATGGTTTATATACAGTTGGTCTTGTAGATCCAGTAATACCAATAACTGCTGTAGGAGATCCTACGATATCAGTCGAAACTATTTCACCTTCTTGAAACCTTCTATTTGTAGTTGAAGTACCACTACTTTCATATCTAACAAAAAATGTTACAGCATCAGAAGAAGTTTCATCAGTTACATTGAGAACTTTGGCAATAACCCCCGTTGTTTGACCCGTTAGAGTTGCTCCAAGAAACTGAGAAAGTGTAAATCCCTGAGAATAACTAGAGATCTTTATATAACTGTATTGATTATTGAATGAAATTTCACCAGGAACCACCATCGATCCCTCTTTCATAAGATACTTACCTACACTTTCAACCTGATTCTGTAAAACAGATTGTAATGTGGTTAGTTCTCGTGATTGAATTGAATATCCAGGTCTAAAAAGAACTCTGTAGAAATCCTTTGATGACTGAAAATCGTCATAATAAGGAGTTACATTTAAATTGGTACTCTGTGGCATCTTCTATTATCCTGCAATGGGGGGTATATAATCAATCAGAACTCAATTACGAGTTTTACGTCTTCAATTTGGTCAGCAGCTCTAGTAATAACTCTTCTGTTTTCAACGTAGATCACATCTCCAGTATACTTACCGTACTCAGGATCACAAAGACCATTTACAAATGTTCCTTGTTGTTGAATAGTACCTTGACTAGTTCTACTAATACCTCTATCAGCACCAGAATCAGAACCAACAATATTATTTACACTACCACCACCAGATGCTGCAGTATAGAATGGATATGTAGATCCATCACCATCTCTTAGTTCTGGGTCATTTGGTGACTGTGTATATCTTAGAATTGCAAGGTTTCCTGAAGTATTATATTGATAATAATCAACAACACGACCCTTTGCATTTACTGTTAGACTTTGAGTACCCCTAGTCACAGTATAAGATTGAGTAATTACCTCATCCTTAGCATAAATTCCACTTCCAGATGAAGTATCAATGATTGCAGCAAATGTTCCACTAGCAGTATCAGAAGTTAATGCGGATCCTGCAGGATTTGTAGGATCTTTGATAACACCAATCCTTCTGAAATCCTGATCAACATAGAAGTCAGTTGTCTTATCAGCAGCAGTTGACCTATTACCATAAATCAATCTGGTGTTGAGCATGACTCTTTTTGCACCAAGTTCCTTTTCTACATCGTAACCATGTCCATTTTGAGGTGGGATAACGATTTCTACAGTAGGTGCAGTATAACCAGAAGCAGGAAGAGTAGAAGAAGGAGTACCAGCTCTCAAGTTTGTAACAGAAGTATAGTAAGTAGCACCTGCACTGAGATCAACAGTTGCGTATGTGTAATTACGTCCTCTCGTAGTAATTTCAGCAGCATCTACCTGACCACTAGCATCAGTAGTTAGTTTTAGAACTGCAAAACCATTAGTAACATCATCCCCATCACCCTTGACTCTGAAATAAAGTTCCTGAGAAACAGGAAGACCTGATCCAGCAGTCTTTAGAAGAGCAATATCAAGTGCTCCTTTTACAACAGTACTAGCATAACTAGTTGCTTTTACTGGAATAAAGTCCGTAGATGTAAAGAATAACACATCGTTAGTTTCTAACTTATAAAGATACTGATAAATGTATCCATCATTAGAAGTAACAATATTGTCTGAGTTTGCAGCAGCCGCAGTAGGAGCAGTAGTTCCTGTACTTCCCCCTGTTGGATTTGTTGGTGACACACCATTATTCAAAACCTTGAATACCTCATAGGTAGTAGGGTTCATCACATAGAATTGTGAATCTAGTAGTTGTGAAGTACCCTGAGCAGTCTGATTTGTCTGATTGTAATCTGGACGGAACATTGTATACTTTGTTCCTTGAACCCAGTTGTAACGTCTAACAACCTTTCTTACATTTGAATACCCGATTTTCTTCAGAGAAAGGATATCATCGTGAATCTCGTTATAGAAATCTCCATTGTCATATGGAACAGGGACATTTCCCTCACTCAAAGTAGGAGAAGAGGTTGCTCCATAGTTACTATTATCATCGTATGATGAATACCATGAAGTGTGTCTTCCAATAAAGAAGTAAATGTTATTGGAATTGGTGTTGTTTGTAGTATCGAATGCTTTAAGGAACTTATCGGCATTATGGATTCTAAACTGCTCAGTAATTAGGCTACTAGACATCGCTAAAAAGTTGAAATACGGGCTTTCTTACGTTATTTATATTTATACCGTGGATCTAAGTAGATCCTAAGCGGATAGGTCGGGCAGTTCTGATCGACTCCCCTACATTATAATTATGGGTTAGTGGTTGTGTAAGAAGCAACCTCTTATTTACCCAATCTATTTGATCATAGGCAAGACGTTCCTTACCTGTTTCTATTTCTCCAGAAACCTGAGAAGCAATGGATACCATAACAGTATTTGCTACATTACTTATATTGGTTCCAGATAAGAGATTTTGACCAACATTCAATCTTAGAATAAATGTGTTGGAATCAATAATCTTATCCACATAACCAACAATAACAAATGTTCTTTCCTCATAGATTGCCATATCCTCAGTCAACCAGAAAGTATTACCTTCAACTGTCATATAGTTGAATCCTTGAACACCTTCTAAATTAATAAAATTATTTCCAATAGA